TTTTACACCTTCCGCCAAAAGTCTCATTCCTTCTGGTCCCATATTATATAGGTAATCCAAGAAGTCTTTACCAAAGCCCTTTTCTGTTAGTGTCTGGTGATTTAGCATTGCCTTTCTAATTTGTTCGTTGTTATATTCAAGGTTCTTTACCGCTCTTCTCAATGACACACCAGAACGCATATTCATTTTTTCAAAGTTATTAACTATGTTGTCTGTTGCTTGTAATACAGCTGCATCATATTCTTCTGTTACTCTTTGTAGTTCTTTTTGTGCGTCTTCTAATTCTTTTGCTGCTTTGGCGGCGTCCTCTTCTGCGTCTGCCAATGTGTCTACTTGTCCGGCAGCATCTTCTGCTGCGTCGCCAGCATCTTCAACACTCACGCCAAGGTCTTTCATATCTTGTTGCGTCATGATAACTTGTCCGTTGGCATCAACCAATGCTAACTCAAATGACGCAACACTATCACCAAGCTTATAATATTCATTAATAACATTTCCCGATGCGATCGTGCTTTCCATTATTTCTTTGGAGAATATCTTTACTTCAGCACTTCCATTATGGTAATGGTTTATTAGGTCAGCTATTGACATTTTCCGCACTTCGCTTGCGGTAATTCCCAATGCGTCTGCTAAGCCTTTTTCAGCCTTAGTGTATTTTGTTATAGCAGCTTCGTTCTTTTTTAGATACTCAGCCTGTTTCTTCTGTGCTTGAAATAAGTCAAGTTGTGCTTGTGCTACTGCTGTTAGCTGTTCTTCTTGCTTTTCTAACAATAGTGCCGCTAATGCCTGGTCTACAAGTGCATCAATATTATCTCTTATTGCCTGTGTGCCACCTTCTACATATCCAGTATTTGTATCAATGGCAATATCCAGTTGCGGAAATAATTGTTTTACCTGTTCAATAGCTAATGCGTGTTCTCTTTGAGCAGCGGCAGAGCTTAGTCCGCCTTTTTCTAACTCATCAATTCTATCTAATAAGGTGGCTGCCAATTCAGCACTGTCAAGAAGGTCTTCTTTCTTTCCAAGAAAATCTGTCTCTATCGCCGCCATATCATTCTTGAAGTCTGAAACGGTTTGTTTTATAGCACGAGATTCCTCATAGATTTCCTGATATCGTTTTTCTGCCGTAGATACAAGTGCGACAACTCCTGCTATACCTGCTGCTGCTACAGCAACCCAACCAAGTGTTGCGGCACTAAGTGATGTGCCAAATAGTTTCCCGATGCCGCTTACTGCCGTAGACAGCTTGCCAAGAACAGTAAGTATCGGCCCTATTGCGGCGACAATGCCCGCCGCCCAAAGAATCGTATTTTGTTGACTTTCAGAAAGATTGGTAAAACTCTTTACTAAGTCTGAGACAAAGCCAATAACATTGGAAACTATTGGAAGAAGATTCTGACCTAATTCAGCACCAAGTTCCTTTATTCTTTCTCCCAAACTACGAGTTTTATTAGACACACTATCACTTGTTCTTGCAAAATCACCCTGTGCATTTTTTGTTTTCGACATAACATAGTTATAGCGAAGCATAGTTTTTTCACTTTGGTTCATTTCTTTATAAACCTTAGTGTAACCATTTGCTAAGGCATATGCTTGGAGTTCAGCATCATTCATATTCACGCCAAGACTTTTGAGTGCCTCACCCTCGCCAGTGAATATACCTCGCAAAGCTGTATTTGTTCTTTCAACACTAACGTTGTTGAAAGATGCCATATCAGCAGCCAGTTGAACCAAGTCCATAGATAAGTCAGCTGATGCTTCTTGATTTAGTCCCATCGAAGTGGCCATATTTCCAAAGTCCGCGGCTGCGGCAATGGCGGTTTCTTTTGCCAGTCCCATGCTATCAATAGCACCTTCCGACCAAGCTTCGATAGCGTCGTAGCTGTCGCCAAATACTACGCTAGCTTTCCCCATGCTTTCATCTAGGTCACTTGCCAGTTTTACTGCGGCGATACCTAATCCAACAATAGGCAGAGTAAAGTTCTTAGTCATAGTGGAGCCAAATTTAGTTAGCGTTTGTCCCGCTTTCTTCCATTTGTCTTCTACTTTCTTAGCAGCATCGTCTCCTGCTTTCCCTGCCTCCTTCATCTTATCCTTTAATGAGTCTACTTGCTTGCCAGCATTGGTAACATTCAATGCCACCTCGCCACTTAGAATAAATTTGTCTGTCATTTACCTACCACCTCTTTTCATATGCTCTTTCACCTTACTCCTTTCTGGTTCGGTGGTGCTGAGTCTCTTACACTTTTCTAAATATTCTCGTCCCTGTTCTGTGCCGTTCAGTTCATCTAAGTAATGATTTTTCAACATTAGTAAATAAACGTCAGCTGGTAATTCCAATACTTGAAAAAATGTCAAGCCACTATATTCAATTACTCGCCTTACGGAAGGCATTATTTGCTCGCCATTGTCCCCTTTCTCTCCTTCCTCTCCTTCATATACTTCAGATGGAAGGGAGGGGATAATTAGTTTGGGTCGCTTTGTATTTCCGTAATAAATTCGCTATACGCATTGAGAATGAGTAATTTCCGCTGCGTATCAAGAAGAGCGTCCATCTTCTGCTTAGTAAAAAGAATGGCGGCATCGTTTGTATTGAGAATGAGTAAGCATAAGTCATCAATTGCTTTGACAATGCTTTCCGCTTCACTATTCTCATTGATATTGCGGAACTTGAGTAGTTCAATAACCATCTTCTGTGATGGTTTCTTTAGAAATAGGGTTGTCTCCGCATTTATGCGGAGTTCCATCGTGGCTTCTTCGAATACGGTTAGGTCCAATACCTTCTTCATGTATAATTCCTCCTAAAAAAAAAATAGGGGAAGAGAATATTTTATTTCTCTTCCCCATAATGTTATTTGCCTATTAGGCGACTTCGGTAGCGGTGATGACAACGTTGCCAGTAACAGCGGCAATAGCAATAGCACCAGTAGCTGCTGTATAAGCAGTAGCGGTAATATTAACTCCACCCATTGTTACAGTCACAGCGTCAACTTCAAAGCCTTCAATAGCACTGATTACTGCTGAGTAAGCAGCACCCTTCGCAATGCTAGTCAAAGAATTGCTATTTATAACGCCTTCGTCAAGAGTATTAGTGATGGTGTAGAAAACACCTCCGCCATAAGTCTCTTCAAGAATAAGCTGAACGCCAGCAGAACCGTGAGCCTTAGCCCTAAACTCTGCGTCAATTACAGTTTCCTTGTCTGGTGCGAAAGCGAGAGAGAAACCATTGCTGGCGGTGCCAACAAGAGTCACGCGAAGCTTCTCACCATCAGTGTAGGTATGAACGAAACGAATAACGTATTCATCCATTAGGCGGGCACCCTGTCCACCAAGAGAAAGAGTACGTGTGCCTGCCCCTGCGTCATCAGCATAGGTGTTTTTCGCAGTCAGCTTCTTCAGTGCGGCCAAGTCCCATGTAAGAACACCAGACTTGAAGGTGACTTCCTCACTAATTACGTAGCGATTGTGAACGTTATAAGCGTCATCGAAGATTTCATATTCAGTTGGTTTATACTCAACTGATGCTCCACCCTTAATGAAACCCATTTGGTTATCCGCAACTTCCAACGATGCGTCATCTGGAATGCCATCGGTGCTGTCGTATGCGGCAATATATAGAGTGCCGGAACCTAAAACGATTTGATTTGCCATAATTTATTCACTCCTTGAAATTATAGTGAAGTAAAGTGTGCGGTGATGCTTTTGTCTATCGTAATCGTAGATGCTGCCGCCGCCACTCAATCCCACTTGTAATATATTTGTAGTAAGCGGATTATCCGCTAAGGTTAGTAAAGACTCCTTTACCTCACTTTCAATACTATGCGTTTTCGCAAGAGTATCGGCAATAATGTTAATTGTGAGTCTCGTGATTTCGGTTATCTTGTTTGCGGAAGTAGTATATTCGCTATACACAATACAGTTGCCAAGGTAGTCGGTGTGTGTCGCATAAATGCGGCTCTCCTGTGTTGTGGCTGAAAGCAATGACGCAAGAGTCGTATTGCTTTTCAATACAGTCAATATCTCTGTAATCATTCCTTAAAAGCCTCCTATAAAACATTGATTATCTCACTTCTATTCTTCTCTATGGCATCATAGATGAACGGAGTCGGCTTTATGCCTTTAGTGCTGTGCCATTTACCATGAATGTCCTTGTAGTGCCAAGGAACCTCTTTCCTACCATTGCCTTCAACGGCATATATACCAGTTCCTTGATGGACGTAGGGTGCATAATCAAGGTTAGAACCGACATAACCTACAATTTTGCCATCTTCCTCTTCTACTAAACTGGATATGCTCTGCCGCAACATTCCCGTATTGTGCGGGCATCCTCTCTTACTATCATCTTCAACGATGAAGCAAGCATTTGTCATTCCTTTTACGGCGGCGGCTCTTATCTTTTCTACTATATCTCTTAGCACTTCATCAGCATTACTAAATTGAAAACCCATCAGCTTTCCTTCTTTAAATAAAGTAAGGCGTTTCTTCCATCTAATACGGGATAATCTACTATGTAGGTATCACTACCAACTGTGATTTTATCCCCTGCGGAGATTGCCTTGTATGTTGTTACACCAACGTGTGTTGAAGATGCTGTGAGTATATTATTTGCTGATGATGATGTGCCAGTTGATAAGCTAAGTGAAATTTCAATAGATATTGCCGCCCCATAGGTAATAATTTGTTCGTGTAAGCTGTCTAATGTGCGGGACATTGGAAAGAGCGATGCTTTCCGCATCATCCTAATCATAGGAGTCTTACCTTACGGTATTTTTTTAGTTGAGATAGGATATTGGCACTATATCCATCTACGTAATTTTCACTAATGTTGCTATAATTTTGACTTTGAAAACCTTCTGCTCCAATACGGTTGAACTTCTCCACCACCATAGAGGTAATGAGTCCTTCTGCGGCGGCAGGAACATCTGTTCTACCAGTATAATCAAGGAACTCTTGTCTTGCTAAGTCTATTAGCACCATGAATAGAGCATCCTTGTCTGTTTGGTTTGTTAGTAGTTGTATGTTAGTCAATTGACTCATTGTTTATTCCCCCTTAGAGAAAGGGGGAAGGAAGGTTACCCCTTCCCCCAGTTAGTTCATCAATTAGTCAGCAGAAGTTACGGTAACTTCCGCACTCCACTTGCCAACCTTACCTGCGGGACGAGCATAGATTTTCAGCTTGTCGCCAGTTACCAATGCGGGGACAGCAATGCTATAAGCATCGGTGTCGGTTGAGTCATGAGTACCAGAAGCAATCTTCACGCCATTGACATAAACGTCAATGAAGTCGCACTCGGCAACTACGGCACCAGCAACAGCGGTAGCACCAGCTACGGTTGCGGAAACGGTAGGAGTATCGGTATTTGCGGCACCAAGGCGGCAAATCTTCGTTCCATCCATAAGAGCAACTAAGCCAACCCTACGGAAGAAGTAGGAAGTTGTGCGTTTGTCTTCATCACGTTCCTGTGCAACTTCGCTATCTTTCTTCAAGAACAAGCGAACAGCATTCTTGTCAGCAACGTAGACAATGCCTGTCTCAACTTTCTTGGAGATGATTACTGGGATACCAGCTAAGAAGCCAATATGTCCAGAGAATATAATCTCACCTTGGCGAGCCGCAACAAAAGCGTCATCCTTACGGAGAGCAGTCCTCATATCGTTGCCGCCAAGAATGTAGAGGGAACCTTCCTCTTCAAGATTGAGCTTGCCAATAGCGTCTACGATATCATCGTAGGAAATGCCAGATGCGTAATCTTCATCAACAACAGTCTTCACGATTTCGCTGAAGAAGAGGTCATTCAGATGGTTTACCATAGTCTCAGATGCGGCAGCAATGCCGAAATCAAGGACTTTCGGGTCAGCCATAATTTCTTCGTCACGAACATCAAACTTTTGCTGATACACTTTTACAGTATAGCTGTAAGGAGTATGGGAAATAAGGCTGGTGTTGGTGTTGCCGTTACCTTCGGTAACTTGGTCGACATAACCAGTATAGTTGTAGCGGTTGATTTGCTTTATCATACCTGCCGCTTCGGCAAGGTCAGTATCAACGGCCATAAGGGTGCGAGAGTTCAGTTTGGTTTCCAGAACAGCGTCAAGCTGGGACTGTAAGACGATGTTCGCATATTCAGTATTAGGCATATTATATACACTCCATTATAGTTATTTTGTGAACTTACTAAAAAGTTCGGGGTCTCTGTTGTATAACTCTGTCTTTTGTGCCAGAGTCATTTTGTTGAAAGATTCTTTAGTTAGGTCGCCAGTAGAAATTGAACCACTCTTTGGCGTGCCGCCAGCTATACGTCTCTTCACTTCCTCTGCCACAGCGTTTTTGAATAGTCTGTCAAGGGTGTCAATACGTGCTTGTGCTTCAGTTATGTCGTCTCCAATCTCAATAAGGTCAGCAAACTGGGGAGAGAGGCCTCGGCTTCCCAACACACTCTTGAGTTCACTCTTATTCTTCTCAATGTTGAATAGTTTGAGTTGTTCTTGTAGTTCTTGGATACGCATATCTTTTTCTGCGGCTTCTCTCTGCTTTTCATCTAAATTGATAAGAGAGAGTTTCTTCTCATAGTCTTTCTTCTGCTTTTCCAAAGCGGCGGTTACTCTGCGGTCTGCTTCTCTTTGAAGTAGAGCCGCCATTTCTTCTTGTGAGTAAAGTTTTTCTTCGGTTTGCTCTTTGCCTTGTTCGTTTGTCTGCCCTTCGTTCTGAAGTTCAGCCGATTTATTGGTGTTTTCTTCCATTGGTATAACCTCCTAAGTTGTGGTTTTAACCACCCCTTATTATTTGTTGAGTTACAGATTTTCTCTGTCCCTCTGAATATATAGTAGTAAGTATAGGTATCTTCTCTAAAAAATTCAGCGAGAAATTACGGGAGAATAGCAACAGCGGCAGTTGGGATGATGGGGTAATATTGGCTCTTGTCCTAAGTCATATACTCCCCTAATATCATTACAGCTGCTACAGGTTCTTTCGTCTTCCCCTACCAGTATTTCTACTTGGGTAAGCCCTGCGTTACGGTAGGTAGTAATACTGGCACTGTTGAAGGTATGGGCTACTTCGGTGCGTATTAGGCGGTCCGCCATGTAGTGACTGGTGCCAAACTCTCTGGATAAGGCGGCCGCCAGTTCTTGCGGATTGCGGCCCAACACCAAATTATCATCTACCAACTTCCTTACTCTGGCCGCCAACTGTGCTGTGTTATTCCAAACTCTTGTAGAGTAGTTAGCCCCATTCCAAGATTGTTTGACTATTTGGTCTACGGCGGCGGAGCCTAATTGTTGAAACCTTGCGGCACCTTCACCCAACTGCTCTATCGTCATTTCCAAGACATTCTCAAACACCTTGTTTGCGGCACCATCCAGTAGGCCTACTTGCTGTGCCCCTGTCTTGGCAATCGTGTCATTGATGGAGTTTTGAAGGCTTACATACTTACCATACCGCCAGAGAGTAGTGCGTGTTACCGCACTATCTCCAGCGAGTATGTCTGCTTGAAGTATGGCTATTTCGTCTCGGAGTATTTTCTCCGCCTTCTTGTAGTAGGATTTTTGTAGGGCCGCCGCCCTGTTGGCTATGACGTGTGCCCTCTTCTCTTCCTTAAGTATTCGTCTCTGCCAGTAGTTCATTACTATTCACCTCATAATCGTAGGCGTAACCAGCGACAGCTTCATCACTCTTTTTCTTCTTCTCTGCTTCATAGTCAATGTCAAGAGGAAGTAGTCCTACTTGTGTTTCTTCGCTGAGTAAGTGCCCAATTTTGGCAAGCACATCGGCAGTTTCAATAAGGTTTTGCGGATTGTTGCGTTTGAAGGTAATGTTTATGGCACGCCAGTCATAGGTAGAACCCATCATTTGTTGAATTCCAGCAATGAGTTCAATGCGGCGTTGGAGTGCCTTCTTGAAGGCTCTCTCCTTCTTTTTTGTGGCATTATCCATCCCCATTAGCTTGAATCGCATAGCAACACCGCTTGCGTTTGCCGCAAACTCCTTGTCTGTCATTGCGGGGCACTTGCTGAACTTATGAATGTTTTCGTCAATGCGATTTTTTAAGTTCTCCACATAGGAATCATTTATTTCCTTGACAAGCCATTCTGCCTTTGCGTCCGTCTCCATTAGGAGAACACGTTGCTCTTTCATTGCGGCGATATCTTCTGCTTCTGTGCCACTCATGCCGTATAGGGCAAGGTAAGCATCACTGAAGTATTCTAAGTCATTTACGCTGTCACTTTGAAGTTTGTCATATGCGTCAATAAGAGTAAGAACTGGTTCAAAATCGCCTATTTCTTCTTCGTTGTTGTAGTAAACAACAATTGGCACCTCATTGAAGTTATGTGGTTCTTCGCCAATAAACTCTACGGTACCTGAAAGTAATCTATAAAAAGAACGAGTAGTTTTGTTATATACTTCAACAGTAGTAACTACATTACCAGTTACAATGTCTTCGTCATCGTAGTAACGAATGAAGTAGAGCAACTCGCTTTCCAAGGTATCGTCAAAAATTGGTATTGCCCTGACATTATCAATCTTCTTAAACCTTACTTGTCCATCCCTGTCTATATAAAGTAACTCGTAAGCGACACCACAAATGGATGCATCTTTTGCTAATTCTGAGTTTTCGGCGGCTTCATCATTGTAGTCGAATATTTCAATCAACTTCTGCAATTGTTCTTGTTCTTCGCTGTTATATGATACTGGTTCACCTAAGAAGTAGCCAACAAACATATCAGTAATATAGTTAGCATAACCGTTTACTATTTTGTTGTTCGGCTTATTTGCGTCCCGCATTGTACGCCCCAGTATAGCGTGACTACAGCGGTAGTAATCCTTGAGTTTAGCCTTTTTGGCCTCATTATCAGCATTGTGCTGAATATACTTCACCAACATTTCTGCGGTGAGTGGTTTATCTGGTCCTAATCTATACATTACCTCACTCCCTTATAGCCCTAAAGCAGCTTTACTTAGGGTTTCTAATTTTCGTTTATTGTCAACGCACTGTAAGCTGTATCGTAAAGCATCAATGCAATGGTTATAGTCATCACAGGGTTGGTTCATATACTCGCCAGAAGCCTTATCCTTCTTCCAAGAATAATTCTCCAACTCAATTTTCGTGTTGGGGCATTTGGGAGAAACGATAATACGGTACTGTTGCAGTTTCTGTATTCCCTGTAACACAGAACCTTGACCCTTAGCGGCTGCCTTTATGCGGGGTATGCCTTCCCTGCGGATTTCCTCAATGGATTTCGCTTCGGCACTATCAGCAATGATTACTTCCTTGGTAAATCCCTTATACTTAATCATCTCTGCTATCTCATTATTGAGTTTTGCCTTTTGGTAGAACTCGTCAACAACGTATATTTCTTTCTTGTCCTCACGCAGCCATGCGGCGACCATTGCTGATGGGTCATTGACGTAACCAAAGTCTAAACCAATTACCAGCACATCCTTTGGTTCCGCCGCATAGTCGCCCACTTCCCAATTGGTGAATACCAATTTATCCAGTGAAGCAAACTCACCATTAGCATAGATTTTCCAGTAAGTGTAGTTTGTCTGCTTCATTCGTTCTAGAGAGTCAACATACTCTTTGGGAAGAAAGCGATTGTCAAGGTAAGTAGTCTTCATTATCTTCGTATTTGGCGGCGTGCCATTGAGAAACCAATACTTATAGCACCAGTTCACCTTACTAACTGGGTTAAACATTAGGTATATTTGTAGATGCTTAACTCTTGCCCTAAGACGTAGGTCAAGTTGTATAAACTCATCTTGTGTAATTTCGGTTGCTTCTTCAATTACTATGTCAGTTATGCCAGTAATGGACTTTATTTTCTCGCTATCGTCTAAGCCTTTGAAGAGAAAGGAACTGCCATTTGGCAGGTCAATTGTCATGGTTGTGTTGTTTATGCGACACATAGATAGGAGTTGGAATTTAGACAATGTGTCTAACGCCATTTGGAAACAACTGTCTTTGAGTGTGCGTGCTACCTTGCGGATAACGAGCACTTTGCGTTTTCGGTTGAGTGCCTTTATAACTATCTTTTGGAAGACGAAGTGGCTCTTGCCAGACCCCGCTCCTCCATAGAACACTTGGTAACGATTATCATAATCGAAAAGGTCATCGTAAAAAGCTAAGTTGAATATCTTCTTACTAATTTCTAAGTTTATCTCTGGCAATGGCTTCACCTCCCCTTGCTCTGTATGTGGAAAGAAAGAGGAAGGGGTGATACTCCATATATAATTGTCAGTATCCCAATTCCCCGTGTCTTCCTCTTTTCTTTATAGTAGACTGCGGCGGACACATAACTTTTGTGTGTTGCCGCAGTTTATTTTTCTTTTGTTTGTTTTACTTTGAGTTCTTTCAACTCTTTTTCAGCCTTGCCCTTGTCTTCTTTCAACTTCTTCACCTTACCTACTAAGGCGGCAAAGCGTTGTTTCTGTTCTTCTGTCATAACTCTGCCTCCAACTCATCAAGGAGTAGGTCTATTTCGTCTGGCGGCAGTGGTATAGTTTTGTAGGATAC